TTGGGAAGAAAGTTGAAGGTAGTCGAAAATAACAAAAAACATTTGACTAAAGCTGAAAAAGCTGTACGTGTTGAAATTCAAAAATCGGCTGGTGACGGTTTGATTGAGCTACAACTAACACCTCCTGAACATTTAGGAGAAACAGCGAAAGTTGAATATGCTCGTATCGTTGAAGATTTAAAAAGTTTACCAGTTCGTGATTTAGACAGGGCGGTTTTAGAAAATTATTGTACGTGGTACGGCATATATGTCGAAGCAAGTCAAAAAGTAAATGAAATCGGTGTTTCTGTTTTTAGTGAAGATAAAGGCATGTGGATTCAGAATCCATTAGTTGTTACGCTTGAAAAAGCAACAAATAACATTAAATCGTGTGCGGCTCAACTAGGTTTAACTGTTGATAGTCGCATGAAAATGTACGTGCCTAAAACAGAAGAGAAGAAAGACACAATGTTTGATAAATTTGGGAATTAATGAAGGGAGGTAATCAAAATAGCTTACGATTATTTAGAGATTCCAGAGCAGTACAGAGATACTGCTTTTTATTATGCACTTGATGTCGTTGACGGGAATATCAAAGCTTGTCAGAAAGTTATCAAAGCTTGCCAAAGGCATTTGGATGATTTGAAAAATATCAGTAATTCTGATTTTGAATTTGATTATTTCCCAGAAAAAGCCCAAAATACTATCGATTTTTTGGAGATTTTGCCAGATGTTAAAACGGGGAAAACTTATCCACTTGCAAGGTTTCAAAAATTCATTATCTCTAGTTTGTATGGTTGGCGAAAGAAAAAAGACCATTCTGTCAGACGTTTTCGTAAAGCTATGGTTTCGGTTGCTCGCAAGAACGGAAAAACCATTTTAATCGCTGGTATTTTGCTATACGAGTTTTTATTTGGTAAGAACCCTGCATTAAGCCGTCAGTTGTTCTGTACGGCTAATGACCGTACGCAGGCTAGAATTGCTTGGACGATGGCTAAGAAGCAGTTAGAAGCTCTTAGAGCTAAGGATAAAGACATCTTCAAAGCGACTAAAATTGTTCGAGACGAGTTGACAAATAAGCGTGATGAATCGTATATCAGAGCATTAAGTCGTGATACTGGCGCAGTTGATGGTTTTGAACCATACGTTGGTGTACTAGATGAGTATGCAGCAAGCAAAACCAATGAAATGATTGAGCTTTTGGAATCTGGGCAAGGTCAGCTTGACAATCCATTAATTTTAATTATTTCGACAGCTGGTCTAGATTTGAATGTGCCAATGTTTACAATCGAATATAAGTACGCTACTAAGATTTTAGACAAGAAAACGATTGATGATTCGTATTTTGCGTTCATTGCTGAACAGGACGATGAGAAAGAAATCGCTGACGAAAGCAATTGGATTAAGTCAAATCCTATTTTGGAAGTGCCAGCATTATACGAAAAAATCATGGATTATTTGCGAAAAAGGCGCAAAACTTCGCTTGAAACGGGTGAAATCAACAAAGTTTTAGTGAAAAACTTTAATATGTGGCGACAATCAAGCGAAGCCTCTTACATGGATAAACAGACATGGGAAGATGCTTTAATTGATAAGCCTGACACAACTGGCAGACGTGTTTGGATAGGCGTTGATGTTGGGCATTCAAGCGATTTGTTCTCAATTAGTACAATGGCAATGATGGATAATTATTGGTACGCTGACAGCTTTTCGTTTATCGCTACTAAATATGGATTAATAGCGAAAGAAAAACGAGACGGCGTTTCTTACACCAATTTAGAGCGGATGGGAGAATGTGAAATTACTACTCTTGAATCCGGTGTCATCGATAATGAGCGAGTTATGGAAAAGCTCGAAGAAATGGTTATCGAAAACGATTGGAAAGTTCAGGGAATTTACTTTGACCCTTATCAATATGGCGCTTTGCTAACCATGATTGAAAAACGACATCCGGAGTGGGTGCAGGTTCAAATCCCACAAACAACAATGGTTCTGAATATGCCAACGAAACAGTTCAGAGATGACGTTAAAACAGGGAAAATCAAGCATTCGGGCAATAAATTGTTAACAATGGCTGTCAATAATGCTTATACACGAGTTGATAATAATGGTATGCGTATTGATAAGAACAAGAATAGCAATAAAATTGACCCGCTCGATGCTTTGTTAGATGCATACGCTGCTTGCTACCTTGAATCATTCGACGGTGCAGGATATTGGACTGACGAGAAAATCTTTGAAAGTGGAGGTCTGTTTTGAAATTTTTTAAAAATAACATTCATACACTGCTACTGCTAGCAGGTTTTGGCTTGATTGATTATTCATTTTTTAGATTGGATTTAACAGCTGGTTTTATGTGTCTAGGTTTGATGTGTACATTTTTGGGCTTATATATTGATAGAACCATGCGCTAGAAAGGGGGTGAGATAATGAGCTTTTTTCAATCGTTAGGAGATTCCAAACTCTCTTATGACGATTATGTCGCTTCAGTAGTATCTGGCAACGATAGCGCAAAATATGTTGGTATTTCAGCGCTTAGAAATAGTGACGTACTGACAGCAACTTCGATTATCGCTGGCGACATTGCAAGGTTTCCACTAATAAAGAAGAATGTTCACGGTGACATCATTCAAGATGAGGACATCAATTATCTGTTGAATGTAAAATCGACCGGCAACGCTTCAGCTCGAACGTGGAAATTTGCAATGGCAGTCAACACTATTTTGACAGGTAATGCTTATTCTCGCATTTTGAGAGACCCACGAACCGGCAAAGCGTTGCAGTTTCAGTTCTATAAGCCGTCAGAGACTCGCGTAGAAGAATTAGATAGCCACGAGCTTATCTACACTTTTATTGATAGTCTGACGGGTAAAGAAGTTACTTGCGAAGCTGATGATGTGATTCATTGGAAATTTTTTAGCCATGACACCATTTTAGGACGTTCGCCGCTTTTATCGCTTGGCGATGAAATCAGTTTGCAAAACAGTGGAACAAGTACGCTTTTAAAATTCTTTAAAGACGGTTTTTCAAGCGGTATTTTGAAAATGGAAGGCGCTATGTTGAGCGGTGAAGCTCGCAAGAAAGCTCGTGAAGAGTTCGAGAAAATGCGAGAGGGCGCAAAAGGTGGCAGTCCGCTAGTATTTGATAAGACAATGTCTTATGAACCACTTGAAATCGACACAAATGTTTTGCAGTTGATTACAAGTAATAACTTTTCAACCGCTCAAATTGCTAAAGCTTTGCGAATACCAAGTTATAAATTGGGTGTAAACAGCCCTAATCAGTCCATTGCACAGCTTACGGAAGATTACGTTACGAATGACTTACCGTTTTATTTTGACGCGATAACGAGCGAATTAGGATTTAAAATCTTTAGTCCAAGAGATAGGCGGAAATGCCGACTTGAATTTGATACACGTAGCGTTACAGGTCGAAATGTTGATGAGATTGTTAAACTTGTCAATAATACGCTATTGACACCAAACCAAGGACTTATTGAACTTGGCAAACAGCCGTCTGATAATCCAGATATGGATAGGTATCAAACGAGCCTTAATTATGTATTTTTGGATAAGAAAGAAGAATATCAGTCATTGAAAGGGGGTGAGACGAATGCCGAAACGAATTCAGATGAGGGGCCCGCTAATTCCGAATAATAGCCAAGAGGCTTATGATTATTTTGGAATGGAAGCGACAAGTGCTAAATCAATTGCCGAAGCTCTTCCAGAAGACGGTTCAGACGTTGTAATCGAAGTCAATTCAAACGGTGGTTTGGTGGCAGTAGGCAGTGACATCTATACAGCGTTGAAAAATTATTCTGGACATGTAACCGCTGAAGTTACTGGAATGGCTGCAAGTGCTTGTAGCGTTGCGATTATGGGCGCTGATAAGGTTGTTATCAGTCCGACAGCTCAAATCATGATTCACAAAGCGTTGTTGAACTCGGTGTCTGGCAACAGTGATGACTTCGAATCAGCCATTAACGTTTTGAAAGCTAGTGACCGAGGAATTATCAACGCCTATAAAGCTAAAACTGGCTTAAGTGAAGATGAATTGCTTGAACTCATGAAAAATGAAACGTACATGAGTGCTGATGAAGCTGTTGAAAAAGGTTTTGCTGACGAAGTGATGACATTTGACAAACAGCAGGCTGTTGCAAGCGTTGGCAATGGGTTATTGCCACAAGCAGTTATTGACGACTATTTTGCAAATCATGGCAACAAGCGAAAACAAGAAATTGAAGCTATGAAACGTGAAATCGAAAAAGAAGAAATTTTACAAGGACTTTAGTCCTTTTTATTTTGCACAAAAAAGGAGAAAAACTTATATGTTTGATGAAAAAATTAAAGAATTGAAAGCATCTATTAATTCGCTTTCTGCGACAATCGTTGATAAAACAGCGCAGGTTAAAAACGCTCTTGAAGCTGATAATCTTGAAAAAGCTCGTACAATCAAAAACGAAATTGACACAGCTAAAGCTGAATTAAAAACAGCTAAAGCCGATCTTGAATTATTCGAAGCTACTAAAGTTTCTGGTGGCGCTGAAAACAAAGCGGGTCGTGAAATTGAAACAGACGACATGACTTATCGTGATAAAGTTAACGCATTCTTGCATTCAAAAGGTGCTGTTGTAAACGAAGGGCTTCGCTTCAACGGTAAAGATGAAGTGCTCATCGCTATGAACGAAATCACGCCAACAACTGACGGTGTTAAGAAAGCAGACACTACCAAAGTTACTAGTGAAGAACTTGTTACAACTCCAATCCGTGAAATCAAGACAACCGTTGATTTAAAACCATTCACAACAATTTATCCAGCTAAAAAAGCTTCTGGTAAATACCCAATTTTGAAAAAAGCTACATCAAAAATGGTTAGTGTTGCTGAATTGGAGAAAAACCCAGCTCTTGCTAAACCAGAATTTGACGAAGTAGATTGGGCTGTTGAAACGTATCGTGGAGCTATTCCAGTTTCACAAGAATCTGTTGACGATGCAGATGTTGATTTGATTAGTATTGTTACTGAAACAGTCGGTCAAATTAAAGTCAATACAACTAATGCAGCTATCGCTAACGTGCTTAAATCATTTACAGCCAAAACAGTAGCAAATGTTGATGACATTAAGAAAATTCTCAATGTCGACCTTGACCCAGCTTACGATGTAGCGTTTGTTGTTTCACAAAGCTTCTACCAAATTCTTGATACCCTTAAAGACGAAAACGGTCGCTATCTTTTGCAAGATTCAATCACTGCAGTAACTGGCAAAGTCTTGCTTGGTAAACCGGTATTCGTTCTCTCTGATGAAATTCTTGGTGAAGCAGGAGAAGCTAAAGCGTTTATCGGTGACTTTAAACGTGGTGTCTTGTTCGCAGACCGTAAAGACCTTGGACTTCGTTGGGCAGATAACGAAATCTACGGTCAATACTTGCAAGCTGTTCTTCGCTTTGATGTTGAGAAAGTTGATGCGAAAGCTGGTTACTTCGTAACATTTACACCCAGCGAAGGCTGATGCGGAAACCGTAAGCGTTCCGACTGAAGCCAACACAGTAGCAGAAATTAAAGCTTACTTAGACAGTAAAGGCATTAGCTACACAAGTAGCATGACTAAAGCTGAATTATTGAACTTAGTAAATTCTTAAGGAGGTGGCTAAATGGCAGTCTCACAAGAATTACTGGAAGCAGTTAAACTCTATTGCAAGATTGACTTTGACTTTGAAGATAGCATTTTAGAAGAAATGATTGAAGCGGCGCAAGAACAGATTTGCTTTGCAATTGAAGCTGGTTCAACGCCAGAGGATTTTGCAGATTATAAAAAATTTGACCTTGCCGTTAAGAAACAAGTCAAAGAAGATTATGAGCATAGAGGTATTACTGCTGATAGCAACCGTTATCCGCTGGCGAATGGTGTGTTAAACATCATTCATCAGTTGCGATTGCGAGGTGATGACAATGTTAACACGTAAGATGAATGTGCGTATCACCATTTTCAAAAGAGAGGGTGGGCAAAATGAAGATGGCGAAGTTTTAGACAATGTCAGAACAGACGTGATGAGCTGTTGGGCGGAAGTGTCTAAGACGACTGTAAAAGATTTTCGTGAGAATACGACAGGCAAACAAGCAGATAATGCAACATTGACTGAAACGAGTGACACGAAAACCTTTTTAATTCGCTATATGCCTAAACCACCATTTGATAATTCAATGTTCGTTGATTTTAACGGGCTTGAATATAAGATTGAAAAAATGGAAGTTGATTACGCTAACAAAGAAATGATTATGATAAGTGGGGTGCGCATTACATGACAAAAGGTCTTGATGCAATCTTATCTAATCTTACGAAATTACAAGTCAAAGCACCAAACGCAGCAAGAGAAGCGGTGACAGAAGTTGCTGAAGAATTTGAAAAACAATTGCAAGCAAACACTCCAGTAGACGAGAAATTCATCGACCATTTGCGCGATGATACAGCTGTTAGCGGTTTTAAAGGCGCTAGCGAGGGTATTATCTCGAAAGATATTGGTTACGGTAAATCTACAGGGTGGCGTGCGAAGTACCCAGATTCTGGGACGATTTACCAACGAGGACAAAATTTTGAGGAAAACACAATTAATCAAATGACGCCTCGTGCGAAATACATATACGCAAAAAAAATTAAAGGAGGTTTAGGCTTATGATTGCCGAAACGATGGCGTACAAGCTATTAAGTAACGATGATAAATTGAATGAGCTGTTTGACAGCTACCGTGGCGGTAAATTCGGACACGGTTTTAAACAAGGGATTTTTACTTACGATATTCCCGAAAAACCAACCGATTTAAAGAAAAAAGACTTAGCGCCTTTTTTGCGTATTAACACGACTTATGATGCGCCTAGCAATTATGCAGACGATAGCTATATTAGCACAGAACAGCGAATTGTCATTAATTTTTGGTGTCAGACAGCTGCTCAATCGGAAGCAATTGTAAAACGCATTGACGCCATTTTAACCGAAGCAGGTTTTGAATGGTACACAGCGAATGAAACCCCTCGATATAAAGACAACGATATTGACTTACTAATGAATGTAAGAAAGTATCGTTTTTTTAGTTGGGGCGATTAAAAAAAGAAATGAGGAAACAATAAATGGGTAAAGTGAAATTTGGGCTTAGTGCCTTTGAATATGCAGTGCTAGATTCTAATGATAAAACAACAACTAGCAAAAAATTACCAGGTATGACAAGCGCCAAGCTTGAAGTAACTAACGAACTTACGACACTTATGGCAGACGATGGGCCTTATGCTGTATTATCTGGTGGTATTACAGAAACTAAACTAACAATCGAAAACTACGATTTAACTTCTGACGCTCGCAAAGATTTCTTGGGAATCACAGTTGAAAACGGCGTTGAAAAATACAATAAAGACCTTACACCTAATAACATCGCTTGCCTTTTCCGTACGAAAATGGAAGACGGAAAATATATTTGGGTTGGTCTCTTAAAAGGTAAATTTAATGTACCTGGTCTTGAAGCTTCAACTGTTGACGGTGCGCCAGACCCTAAAGCAGACTCAATCGAAGGTAGCTTTGTAGCTCGCGGAGATGAAGATGGCGACATTTTTTACATCGGGCGTGAAGACGCTTCTGGTTTTAACTTGGAAACGTTCAAAAAAATGGTATTCCCAACAGTGGAATAATCAACTGGTCGCATTTTGCGACCTTTTATTTTTGTGTAAGGAGCAATTATGTACGAAATTAAACTGCGAAAAGGTGGCGTTGAAAAAGAATTCTCAAAAGAATATATCAATGTTCAAGATAATTTACTGGCTATTGAGCACCAAGTACGCCAAACAGCGCTTTATGGTGATGAAAAGGCTATTTTAAAACCCGAAAAGCACCGTTTACTAAATGAAAAATATTTAGCTATGTTCGTTGAAATGTACGGAAAACAATTCACAGTTGATGATTTGAAACAAGCCGACATGTCTGTACTTGAAACGCTCAACGCTTTGTATGTCGAAGCGTTAGGTGGTGAAAAAGAAAATAACGATGGTGACGAAAAAAAGGAAGCGTGACGCCAGAGGAAGCAAGGGAGAACTTGCTGACATGGATTAAAAGTTTACTTCAAAATGGTTACAACATTTTAGAAATTAAAAAACTGCAACTATCAGATTTTGAATTGATGATAGAAGCATTAGAACAAGAATCGCCCGAAAAGAAAGCAGAAGAAACTGAAACCACATTAGATAAAGCCTTTCCTTTCTTATTTGGGTAGAAAGGAGGAATAATGGTAAGTAATTTAGGTGAATTGGTTGCAACTGCCACGCTTGATATAGCACCTTTTATGACGAATACAAAACAATTAAAAACTTACATGAAAAGCTTAGATAGCTCTTTAAAGACTGTTGAAAATAGTTTTAAGGGTCAAAAAAGCAGTCTAAGTAACATGAAAACTTTGTATAACCAAACAGGACAGTCATTAAGTGCGTATCAAACACTTTTGAAAAAGCAAAGCGACCATTATAACCAATTGAAAACTGAAATTGGTGACGTTAATAATGCTAGCTCGCAAGAAAGAGCAACGCTTATTAATGCGCAAGCAGCAATGACAGCGACTGCTGCTAAAGTTGCTGAATTGCAAAACAAATACAACAGTTTGGGTCGTGAGATAGCGACACAGTCAAGTGTATTTACGAAGCTTGGCTCTGGTTTTACAACTTTCGGCAACGGTTTAACTACGGTTGGCGGTAAAATCCAAAGTTTTGGTAGTGCTGTTGGCGGTGTTGGAAAAGCCTTAACTGCTGGTGTAACTACGCCTATTGTCGCTGGTGCGGCAGCGGTTGTAAAATCAGCCATTTCTTGGGAAAGTGCATTCGCTGGTGTTAAAAAGACCAACGATGAAGTCGTTGACAGTAACGGCAATGTAGTGTATTCCTATGCTGATTTAGAAAGCGGTTTGCGTGGTTTAACAGCACAATTGCCAGCTAGTCATGAGGAAATAGCGGGAGTTGCAGAGGCTGCGGGACAATTAGGTATTAAGACGCAAGATGTTGTTAGTTTTACTAAAACCATGATTGATATGGGAGAATCAACAAACCTATCTGCTGAAGATGCCGCTACCGCAATCGCAAAAATCGCAAACATTACTGGTTTAACATCAGATGAATACCAACGCTTTGGTAGTTCGGTGGTAGCTCTCGGAAATAACTTTGCTACTACTGAATCAGATATTGTTAGCATGGCTAACCGTTTGGCGGCTTCTGGTACGTTGGCAGGTTTGACTAACCAAGAAATTCTAGGTCTTGCGACAGCGATGTCTTCTGTAGGTATTGAAGCTGAAGCAGGCGGAACTGCCATGACTCAGACCTTATCAGCGATTGAATCTGCGGTTGCTGCAGGCGGTGAAGATTTGCAGAAATTCGCTACAGTAGCTGGCGAATCGTCAGAAGAATTTGCTAGCAAGTGGAAAAATAAACCAATTGAAGCAATTCAAGATTTCATTAGAGGTTTAGGTCAACTTGACGAAAAAGGTTCAAGCGCCACGTTGGTATTAGATGATATGGGTCTTAGCGGTGTTCGTCAATCTAATATGCTTAAATCATTAGCTTTAGCAGCAGACACAATGACTAGTGCGGTTGATATGTCGAATCAAGCATGGGATGAAAATACCGCTTTGACAAACGAAGCTAACAAACGCTATGAAACGACTGAATCAAAACTAAAGATGTTGAAAAACCAAGTCAAAGACACAGCTATTGAATTTGGTGGGCCTTTAGTTGACGCATTAAGCGACGCCCTTGAGGCTGGTAAGCCGTTTTTAGAAACATTGTCTGAACTGGCTAAGAAATTCAGCTCGCTAGATAAAGAGCAACAACAACAAATCATTAAATGGGGGCTGATTGCAGCGGCAGCGGGCCCGGCTTTATCAATTGTTGGTAAAGGTGTAGGCATTATCGGTTCTGTTGTTAGTGCTTTGGGGACTTTCAATAAAGGCATAGGTACTGTTCTTACATCACTTGGTAAGTTTTCTGGTTTCATTCAAACCTTAGGAACTTCAAGCGCAAGTGTTGAGACGTTGGCAGCAAGTGCAGGCACAGCAACAACAAGCGTCGGTGGTCTAAGTGGCGCTGTTGGTTTGCTTGCTAATCCTTTAGGTCTAGTAGTCGGCGGCGCGGCAGTTTTAGCGGGTGGTTTAGTAGTATTAGCTGATGCTAAAGAGCGTGCGAGAGAAAGTGCAGAAAAATACGGTACTACATTGTCGAACGACACAAAAGGCAAACTCGATGAGTTCAGCAGCGCTGTAACTACTGCTCAAACAGCTATGACTAACTTTGAAACTGGAGCTACTACATCAGCGGATAATGTCAAAAACGCGGTAGCAGACATGATGAGTGCTATTACACAAGGTGCGGAAGATTCTAAAACTCGAATAGATGAGCTTGCTCAAAAATATGGTTTTACTGATGAGCAAGTAGCAGCCGCAAAAGCTAAGCAGGATTTGATTGTGTCAAATTCACAAGCTATGACAGACCAAATCACAGCCATTTATGAAAAGCATAATGGTGATGTCAGCAAATTAACGACTACTGAAAAGACAATTGTCGAAAATAACATGAAAGAGCTTTGCCAAGCTCGTGTCCAAGAATTAGGTCTTGGTAAAGATAAAGAAAAAGCAATCCTCGAAGTCTTTAACGGTGACATTAAAAATATGACAATGGCACAGCTCAAAGACCAATCCTCGGCTTTGCAAGAAGCTATGAAAGAGGAACAGAAATCTTATAAGACACAGCGTGATGAAATTAAAGAATCGCTCGACAAAGGACTTATCGACCAAGAAGAATACAACTCAAGAATGGCTGCATTAAAAACGCAGCACAATGCAACTATGACAGAATTCGGTCAAGCATTGACGAAAGTTGCACAAGAGCAAGATGCACAAAGCGGACAATTCGGTGTGTATGCTGAAAAAATTCGTCAAGTTTTAGAAGACTATGATATGAGTTTTGAAGATTTGTCGAAGCAAGCTTTGGAATCCGCCAACAAAATAGGTCAAAATACAGCGATGATTGGTACATATACGTCTGACATGTCAGCAGACGCTAAAAGTGCTACCGACCAATGGAACGCTTTAACACTCGACCCGTTAACAGGCGAACTAAAAACGAATGCCGTTCAAGAAGTAGCAAGTGCTCTTACTGCTGAAAATGGCTGGAATAACATGGAATTCATCTTGAAAAACGCCAATGTTAATTCCAATGCTCGTGTAGAAGTGGCGGATGCTTTGCAAAAATTGGGCGAGTGGGATAATACCACTCCTGAACAGAAAGAATTATTATTCCAAAATGACAAAGGTTTGCTTGCAATCTACGAATCAAAAGAGCAATTAGATATTTGGAATGGTATGCCAGCGAATGTCAAGGAGCTATTAGGCGAAAATGAAAAATTCACATCAAGCGCTGAAACGGCTAAAGAAATGCTCGACAAATGGAACAATGCTACACCAGACCAAAAAGATTTGATTGCTTCCAATAAAACATCTGAAGGTGTTAGCGCAGCACTTGATATGCTTCTGACTGTTCCTGACGAGAAAAAAACAGATGTAAAGGCTGAAAATAAAACAGCAAAAGACGCTGCTGACGCTAAAGCAACTGTAGATGCAATCAAACAGGGTTCTCCAATCGGACTGTTTGCCGTTGATATGACTGGCTCTCAAACGGCATCTGCTCAATCTAAAATTGACAATACGCAACAGAAAAGCCCCGCTAGCCTTAAGGCTCAAAACGATACTGGCGACGGTACAAGTAAGGCACAATATGCGATTGATAAAGTTATGCAGCGCGCACCAATCGCTATCAGAGCTGTCGACAACGCCACTACTACAGTTAGGAGTATTGTTGGAGGTTTTCCTGCCTTCCACACCATTAAAGTGGTGGCAGAAGCAGCTGGTAGTTTAATTAATAAAATTTTCAAGAACGAAAAAGGTACTAACTTCCACCCCGGTGGTTTAGCACTTGTCAACGACCAAAAAGGGCCGACTTATCGTGAATTGGTAACCTTGCCAAACGGAACAAGCTTTATTCCACAAGGGCGCAATGTTATGTTGCCACTTCCTCGAGGTTCGAAAGTCTTGCCTGCTGGAAAGACTAAACAATTGTTCCCGCGGTATGCAAATGGTATCGGCTTTGAAAATACTCGTGTTGCGGATGTTGCACGTCGCATCGGCAATTTGCAGTCACAAAGTGATATTGTCGTTGCAAGTAGTGATGACAGCAATGTCAGCAAAGCAATTAATAAACTTATCGAGCTTGTGGCGGAAAACACAGACAGTCTAGATAAGTTAGCAGAAAGACAAGTAGTTATTGAAAACTATATGGATAGTGAGCGTATTGGTCGTTCAGTTGCTAAATCAGTGACTAGCGAACAAGAACGCCGAGAATCAATCAAGAACGCAGTTTACGGAATGGGGTGGTAATTATCGAAAGAGTATATTTTGACGGAAAAGAATTGACACAATTTATTACCGTCACATCTGATTTTCATTTATGGCAAGGCGCTGATTTTGACCCGCAGTTTTCAGAAAATGAAATTTTAAGTGGTGCAGAGTTCAACTACACACGTTTCAATGCTAAAACAATTCCAGTTCCGTTTTATAATGTTTCTGGAACGTTTCAAGAATACAATCAGTTAATGGCTATTCTTAACGTTGACGAACCTAAAGAGTTGCGTTTCAGCAGTCTGCCGAATGTAACGTTTCAAGCTATTCCGAGCGGCAATATTGACTACGATAAGCTCAATCGCACAAATGGCAAAGGAACAATTACATTTATTGTAGTTGACGGCTTAGCTCATTCAAAATCAACTCGGACATTCGAATTCGTCAAAAATGAACAAGGTACACTTGAAGCTGAAATCATTAATGAGGGAAGCGAAGAAGTCACTGTCAATTATGAAATCAAGCTTAAAAAAGAATCTGGTTTTGTCGGTATTGTTAGCGAGTACGGCGCTATGCAATACGGGGTAAAAGAAGAAACTGACAAAGTGTATGAACATAACGCAACATTAAACCAATCAAGTGGTTATAATTTTAGTTCGTGGAAAAATGGAACAACATTTTACGAAAATACTTTTAAAAAATCAGTTACTAATATGATTGATAGTGAAAAAGGCTTAGGTGTATTACCAGCGGGTTTCACTAATTCAGCTGGTGGCGGGCAGTATGGCGCTATCAAAGAATTAACGCTGACGGAAACGGCAACGAACTGGTATATTTGGGCTAAAGCGTGGTTTGAGACAGGACGTTTCGGTCAAACTGGCAATTGGTGCTTAACAGTTCTTGACGAAGATAATCATTTGATTGCAGGAATGGCACTTGAAAAAGGCGATACAACTGGAAATGCTGCAAAAGTCCAATTCTTGCTTGGCGACGGTGTAGGCGGAAGCAGAAATGTGCATATTGATTTTACGTCATCTATTTATTTAAAAGACAATCCTTATGGGGAAGAATCTAAAAATAAAGGAAGAAATACATTTGATATTAAGAAGGTCGATGACAAAATCACCTTCTTTTTTTACGGGAAATACTATCCTTACACGGAATCTCGCGTCAAAACTAAGAAAGCGGCTAAAGTTCAATTCTTCGTCGGTCAAAATATTAATCGAACGAGTGAAGCTAAGCAATTCATCACACACCATTATTTAGATGAATTTAAAATTCTAAAATTAAATGTAGAGCGGTGGGTGGATATTCCTAACCGCTATTCGGCTGGCTCAACATTAATGATTTCTGGAGAAGAAGGAAGATTGTATGTTAACAATCAAATTGCAGAAAATGATGAGATTTTAGGCACGAAATATTTCAAAGTTCCGCCCGGAAAAACGAAAGTACAGTTATTAGTTTCTAGCTTTGCCGAAGTGGAAAGTGCCACAGCAACAATAGAGGAGGCTTACATTTGACAAATAATAATGTGCGTATTGCAATACGTGATTCAACTGATAGTTATATTATTGGCTTTTTTGACAATGTATCGGGCATTAACTATCATACAGCAGATTTACAACGTTTCTTAGCAGGTTCTTCAAGTATTTTAACCTTGAAATATCGCACAAAAGATATTGATAAGGTTACAGCTGGCTGTAAATTAGCATTTCGTTATAAAGGCAAAGACTTTTGGCTAAGTATTATGGAAGTCAAGAAGAATGGCTTTGATAAAGAGCTAACAGCATTTTCATTGATTCTTGAAGCTAATAACGAAGATAAGGGACCATTTTCTGCTGACAAAGGCATGACGATGGCCGAGTATATCAAGAAATTTGATGCAGAATCATCGCTCACGATTGGGATTAATGAAGTCGCTGATAAATCAATCAAGCTAGAATGGACAGGCACAGACACTATGCTGGCTCGTCTTTTCTCGGTAGCAAACAGTTTTGGTGCAGAGCTTGAATTTGTCACAGAGTTAAACAATGATTATTCATTGAAACGTCATGTTTTAAATATTTACCGAACAGGAAACTTTGGGAAAAACGCTACAGGATTGCCTATACGCGTCGGGAAAGAACTTAAAGTTATCAATTATTCCGAAAGCATCAAAAATTTAAGGACAGTTGTTTTCGCTACCGGTAAAGACGGCTTAACCATTGAAGGCTTAAGTAAAAAAGTCTATGACGACAATGGCGAATTACTCTATGAAACAAGCGGAGCATTTATTAGAGCTGTGCAGTCTCGTGACCGTTTTCCGTCTGTTGGAAAAAATACCACAGACAATTACGCTCTTTTAAATTTGGGTGAGACCGAATACGAAACAAAAGAAGCGTTGTATGGTTACATGCTGTCAGAACTTAAAAAAAGATGCTTGCCTGAAATGGATTTTGAAGTAGAAGGTGTTATTGATGGTGATGTCGGCGATACCAAAACATTGATTGATGATGTCTTTCACGAACCAGAGCTTTATGTTCAAGCTCGAATTTCAGAATTGACAGAATCAATTATAACAGGCGAAAATACAAATGTTGTTTTAAGCAACTATGAACGCAAATACAGTCAAATCGCAGACAGCTTATTAAAACAGGTTGAAGCACTCGCAGAGGACGCAGCGCCTTACATTGTCCGTTTAAGTACCGATAACGGCTACAATTTTAAAAACGGTCAAGGCACAAGCACAATCACAGCTAAGCTTGAAAAGTATAGCAAGGTTGTTAACGCAAGTTGGAAATGGCTTATCAATAACAGCGTTGTCAGCGAGACTTCAAGTATTACAATCAACGCTAGTCAAGTTGTCGGTACGTTGAATGTCGTGGCTGTTGCAAGTGTAAGTGGTAATGAGGTAGCTCGTGAATACATTACATTCACTAATTCTGACGACGGCGTTGGTATTAAATCAATCAAACGTTATTACACAACTAACGACCAATCTGAAGGTGTCACAGCAGGCGGTCAAAACTGGTCTACTAAACCAACGACTGTCACGGCGGACAAAAATTATATGTGGTCATATGACGTCATCACGTATACTAATGACACAAGTCTAGTTACTGAACCAGCTGTTATTGGCGCTCGTGGTGATGACGGTTTGGACGCAGACACGACTGGCATTACAGAAGCGCTTGACAAAGCTAAGCAAGAATTATCTGCTTTATCAGCGAATATCGAAAAAGTTCGAGATGATTCGTTTGCAGCAGTCGAAGAAGCCAAACAGCAACTCACCGCAGTAGCTAATGACTTGAGCACAGCGAAGCAGGACTTGCAAGCACAAGCTAGTCAGTTGACTGCACAAGCTAGTGCGCAGTCTGAACTAACCAAACGTGTCTCAACTGTCGAAGAAACCGCAAATGGTACGAAGACGACTGTCAGCGAATTAAGCAAGACAGTTGATAGTAATACGAAGAATATTACAAGTGTTACTGCCAGAACTAAAACCGTTGAAGATGACTTAACAAGCACGAAGACAACACTGTCACAAGTTCAGACAACGGCTAACAGCGCTAGTCAAAAAACAGCTACTTTAGAAACTGGATTGAATGGGCTTAACGCGAAGTTTGAGAGTTTGTCAGTTGGAACAACTAACCATTTTCTGGATTCATCTTTTGAAACAACAATTCAAAAAATCGGTATCACACAAAATGGTAATGTGTACACGCCATCAATTGACACAACAGAAAAATATGATGGTTATAATACACTAAAGATTGTCTGTAAGGGCAGTACAGGTGTTGATAATCCTAAAATCACTTATCCAGCTTTAGCTAAGTTAAAAACAGTCCAGCAAGGTAAGTTGCCAGATGTTATCACGATTTCATTTTGGGGCAAGACTGACACAGATGGGATGGCATTGTGTACGCGTTTAGGCTACACAGGTTATGAAGCTAGTCAAAACGTGACACTAGCTACTGACTGGAAACGTTATATAGTGCACGTCAAAACGAATAGTGTTGCAACGAATGAATGGTTATTTAAGTTTTCAAAAGCGGGCACAGTCTGGATTGCTAAACCACAATTTGAATTCTCGACTGTTGCTTCCGATTATCATTTAGCGGAAGAAGATACTAGCTCTAAGCTTGCCGATTACAAACAAACTGCAGACCAGAACTACGCTAGCTTGCAATCGAATTTGCAAAACTTAGACGGTACGGTTAAGCAGAACAAGTCAGAGTTCGACCAAACAGCTAGTCAATTAAAGACTAGTATTTCGGCGGTTGAAGGCAAGATTCCGACTGAAATAGGTGCTCGTAATTACATCAGAAGTTATGGCTTAACAGCTACTGGGTGGACATCTAATAAGGCAGGTTGGAAGTTTGAAATTGTATCAGACAACACAGCTAAGAGCGGTCAATATTTAAAAGCCACTTGTATAACTTCAAGTACAACTGACGGTGGTTTTTATAAAAACTTGTTTGACTTTTCAGACGGTCGTTTCTTTGGAAAACAAATGACATGGGCTATGGATATTAAGGTGTCAAAAGCTAAAAATATCAAGATTGGTCCCGAATGGGGCAAAGCTTACCTCAATATCAATGCAACAACAGACTGGAAACGTTACAGCAATACATTTACAGTTGCCACAACGACTGAATATAAACAATGGATTGTCTACACAAACGATAACGTTTGGAATGTCGGTGATGTTGTCTATATCCGTGATGTACAGCTTGAAGATGGTTCAATTGCTACAAGTCCAGTGCCAGCAATCGAGGATACCGAATCAGACATCACTAAACTAAACACTACTCTCACTCAAACCGCAAATGGTCTTGAACAGCTTAGCACGCAAGTAACGTCACAAGGAAACACAATTACATCACACACTAACTCGATTAATTCGTTGACTACTGGCTTATCTGCCAAAGTCTCACAGACTGATTTCAATACGCTGTCTGGTCGTGTGACTACTGCTGAAAATAACATCACGGCGAAAGCTAACGAGTTGAGCAGTAAGATTACGAGTGTCGAAGGTAATATTCCAACTGAAACTGGCTTACGTAACTATGCGTTAAATACTGGCACAGCTAAGTCACTATCTGCGAATGGCAAGCTATATGACTTATCGAGTGCGTTTGACAGTATAGCAGACAACGCTAATTTGATAATTGAGTTTGATTGGAGCGTGTCCGCACCAACAAGCACGTCAGGCTTTCGTATTAATCGAGTGATTACGTATTCAGACGGTACAGCTAATCAATGGGATAATACAATCTGGCTAAACAATGTATCTAGCGACCTTAGCACGTCTTCTGGTTCAGGTCACTACTCTGGAACATTTACCAAGAAAGCCTATAATGGCACGACAGTAAGCTCACGCTATTTAAACCTAAACTTAGCAGGTGCTAATGGAACAGTCACGATTTCGAATTTAACTGTGCGTGTTGGTACGCTTAAAGGCGACTGGCAACCTGCACCAGAGGATAGTGATAGCAAGCTAACTGCAGCCCAGTCTGAAATCAAACAGACGACTGACGCCATTAGTGCTAGCGTGTCTGCGCTGGATAGTGAGACGGTTAAGACAGCCAGTTTAAACCTTGATAACAATGGCTTTGTTACCAAAGTCGGTAAAACAGTAAACGGAAATACTTTCGCGACAATGATTGCTCAAAATGAATCAGACGTGCAGATTATTGCTAAGAAAATGAAAGTTAGCGGTGATATGATTGTCAATGGTGCGATTACAGCAGAGAAACTAAATGTCAATAGCTTGTCTGCGTTGAGTGCTGACCTTGGCGATGTAACGTCTGGTTCGATTACCAACACATTCTCATCTGGTACACGAAGCGGAAATATCAAAATTAAGGATAATGTTGAAATCACATCAACAGACACCTCTAATTTATTACCTGAAAAGGCAAAAGAAAACTTAGTGCTGTCAACTGGAAGCTTAGCAATGAATGCTAGCACATCAAGTGATGAAGCAACACACTCAATGCTAATCATGCCAGAGACAATTAAATATACTAAAAATAATTACGACACTACTCGAGGGGGTACGAATGGGTGGAGTTTGACACACAACGGCTACTATTCAATGTTGCAAGTCGATATGGTTTGGCAGAATGTACGACTTAACAATACCTCGAATTTAATGTATGGTATTGGCGCCAATTATGTCAGAATTGGTAATTTAGTAACAATTTCAATCAATCGCCAAATCAGTAATATTGCTGTTGTCGCCGAAAACGAAATAGCGAGCGAAAAAATCCCAGAAGGCTTTAGACCAATTTCACAAGCTCATCTTGTGTTAGTCGGTGGTACCAATAAATCGATTGACGCAACTTGTATTGTGCATTTAAATCCAGACGGTTCAATCGGTTTTACGAATAATAAAACTGGCAATCATGTTTGGTCTGGTACGGTCACTTATACCTGCGTTGAGCCTATGCCTTACGTTAAAGATTTAAATAATGGTTCTACAATTTAAAAAAGGAGAAACAAAATGACAGAATTACTTGATACTACTCAAATTACACAACCTTTTGATTTGCCAACAGCAGTCAAATACATGCGAGAAAACGGTGAATATATTCGTTATCGTTCAAATGGTTATGATTTTTACATGTATATTTCAAAAGAGCAAAAACCAGTTGTGGTTAATGGAAAACGTCAGCTTAAAGAATTTGAAAAAATTTACGGCGTTTCACAATATGGCGGTTCAATCACTAACATTCCACTTGCTGATTTGCTCGACGCTAAGTGCTATATTATGCAGTTTGACGAGAGCGGCGACCCTATCTGGAGCGAGCCAATAGAAACAACTGCTGAATAACTTAGAAAGGAAAAGGATATGGCTGAAAAAGAGCTAATGCATTGGTTGATGACGACAGTCTTTCCTATTGCTCTTTCTGTTGCTGGCTTTTATATCGCCGCAAAAAACAATACAGCAAACCTTGAACATCGTTTAACAGAGCTTGAAGCAATTAACAAGTCACAAGAAAAACTGTTAGACATGCACTCATCACGCTTAGACAAGCACGACGAGGAGCAAAAGATGATGTTAGGAATGATCGAGCAAATTAAAAATTTATCCGAAAACGTCAGCGAGTTAAAAGCTGACTTGAAAGAAATCAAGGAGAAAATCTCATGACTAAAATTATTAATGATTTAAAAAATGTAACAGTGGCCACTTGGGTTCGTGTGGTTTTATTTTTGCTAGGAGTAGTCAATTATTTCTTGACTGCTTTCGGCATTGACATTATCAAATTTGATAACGAACAAGTCACACAACTTGTTAACGCTGTGTATATTGCAGTTACTGGCTTCTATACTTTATGGAAAAACAATAATTTCACCGCAGAAGCACAAGAGGCACAACAATATCTTGACGATATGAAAGCTGTTAAAAGTAACGTACAGCCAACAGCAGTAGTAGAAGAGCAAACAGAAGATGACGACATTGTTTTGGGGTGATTTAAATGGCAACAGTCACAGAACTTTTAAACTATGCCAAAACGTTAGTTGGTACGAAAGTAACGGTCAGCTCTAACCCTTTCGGCGGGCAATGCGTTAGTTTTGTAGACCATTTAACCCAATGGGAGACTGGCGGAAAGTATAATCTATCGTACACAAACGCTATAAATTTGCTTTCTAAGGCTCGTGCGAACGGTTTTGAAGTTTTCTATTGGAACGGCTCAAACGCACCGCAGGCGGGCGATATATGGGTCACACGGACGTATAGCCACGCTTACGGACATACAGGCATCTTTGCCACAAATGGCGGTCAGCCAACAACGTTAGAACAAAATGTTGACGGTAATGCTGATGCTTTAACAAATGGCGGTTGGGTACGGCAAAAGCAACGCTTGCTATACTCTGACGGCACTATGAATTACAATCCATACATTGAAAAGCAAACGCTTATTGGTTGGTTCAGATTGCCGTTTGATAAGGAAAGCACGACTACAACTACTACATCAAACACAACTAAGAAAGGAAGAAAAACTGGTATGTACGGTTCATTTCTATTCACAGTGACAGAGGGTGACGGCGAATTTGGCAAAGGTACAGTATTCATGTACAATACAGCCACTAACGCTGTCACAGGTATGCACAACAGCGAAGAGCTGAAATATGTTCAGGAAGCTTACAAGAAATCTTATGGCGAAGATATGCGCACAGAAACTTACTCAACGAAAGCGCCAGCTTATCGCCGATTATTCGCAGGTCTCAACACCGACACTAAAGGTGGATACACTAAATTTGACGACATCAAAACACAATTGACTACTATTGCTAAACAGTTGAAACAAGATGAAATTGTCGAGCAACTCAAATCAATCAAAGAGGAGTATGCAGACCTTGCGGAACAATTGAAAGGTAACGACGTAGCTCAAAAGCAAACTTTTGTAGCGACTGTTAACCTCAATATTCGCAAGTCAGCAAGTGCCACTGGCGAAAAAGTCGGCATTCTCAAGAAGGGTGACTCTGTTGAGATTGTCGGTTCAGCGCAAGCAGGCGGCTATTACTGGATTTCATTCATGAAAGATGAGCAACTAGTATATGTCGCTTCTAAAATTATTGGTGGCGACACTTATGGTTCTGTTTATTAAAAAAATTTAAGGAGATAAATAACATGGCACAACAAATCGAAATCGGAACAACTACAATTACAGCGCATCAAATCTTAGCAGGTGATGAACCATTCATTATTGACGCAGCGAACTATCACGGATTAGGCACTAAACCAAATTTTAATGTTGGGCGAGCTGGTAACGTCGTATTTATTGATTACGACGTTACGCCAATCGCTGACGGTACAATGGTTTTAGGTACAACGCCTTACAAACCACATCACCGTCTAATGCTTCCTTGCCCAGCATGGTCTACAGAACGAGGCAAAGACCGTGTAATCCAGATTGATGAAAGCGGTAAGGTTTACTTGCTTAACGCTAAAGCCAACTACACTTATGTAGGTCAAGTCGCTTACTTTACATCACTTTAATAAAACACTTTACCCCCTAGCCGTTTGGTTAGGGGCTTTTTTTGTGCGCAGAAAAACGCAGTAGTGCGCAGTTGCCGTTATAACCACAAAAACAAGAAAAGTCCGTTAAAACGGACGAAAAAATTTAAAAAAGTTTAATTTTATTGTTGACATTACACGCATATGCGTGTATAATATAATTGAATATAAGGAAACGAGGAAAACAAAAAATGAGAATGAAAATCGATACAACAGTTACAGAAGTAAAGGAAAACGGCAAAACTTACCTAAGATTGGTAGAAGGAACTGAACAACTCAAAGCTATTTCTGATAAAGCTATGGCTGGTGTAAATCTTTTTCCGGGCGCTAAAATTGATAGCTTCTTAGTTAAACAAGATTCTATCGTTGTTTTCCCTGACAACAAAGGCGAATTCGATTTAGATTTTTTTAAACAATTAGATGAAAATTTTGACACTATTGCTAAATACGCAAGAGTGGCAACATGTTTCGAAGAAGTCGCTTTTGATGAAAAATCTTACTTCAATATGATTATGTGGCTAATGGACAACATGGATGAAAACTGGAGCCAATCACCTTATGGTGAAAGTTTCTACAGTTCTAAAAATATTGACTGGGGTTACAAACCGGAAGGTAGCTTAAGAGTTTCAGATCATTGGAATTTTGGTGAAAATGGTGAACATTGCCCAACAGCTGAACCAGTTGATGGCTGGGCGGTATGCAAGTTTGAAAATGGCAAATATCATTTGATTAAAAAATTTTAAGAGGTAAATAAAATGACAGAATGGAAAACAATTAATTTTAACGCACTAAGCATTGAACATGAGACGGCAAAAGCCGTTCTCATTAAGATGCCGAACAATTCTGAGTGGCATGGTTATACTTTTTGGCATCCGTCAAAATGCGTAAGAACGTTAAGCAGAGGTAAAGGGTATTTCAAAACTTTCAGCTATACAGACAATTGGGAATTTACCATTTTTAAATCAAATAAAAAGGGTGAAAGAACCGCTGAACAAATACTTACAGCAGAGGATATGGAAATAGCTTTTGATGTTGTTAACGAACAAATTGGCATGGATGCTTCGACAGAAAGTTACCTTGAAATTGAAGAACCTGAAAAGGTTGATAAAACAGTTAGTATTAACAATGAATTAAAACGTTAAGGAGGTGAAAAGTGTTTGCAACTAACCACTAGCCAACAAGAAGCTTTTGAAAAGTTCTCTACTCTTAAAGTTGGGGCACTTTTTATGAAGCAAGGTACAGGGAAAACAAGAGTGGCATTAGAACTCATAAAATCAACAGATTGTGACTTTGTTCTGTTTCTATGCCCATTTTCAACTAAAGCTAATCTAAAAAGTGAAATTGATAAGTGGGGACTTGAGCGACCTTTTGAAATTATTGGTTATGAAACCTTATCTAGCTCAGATAGAACCTATTTAAAATTGCTAGATTTACAAAAGCAGTATCACAAAATATTTATTGTCGCTGATGAATCGGTTTTCATTAAAAATAGTGACAGCAAACGCTTTGAACGTATGTTAAAGCTACGTGATATGTCTGAATATCGTCTACTTCTTAATGGTACACCTATCACTAAAAATGAATGGGATATTTATAATCAAATGGAATTTCTGTCACCATTGATTATTAAAATGAACCGTCCAGAATTCCTTCAAACATTTTTTAAGAAAATAAAATATAAACGCGCAGGGGAAAACCCAAGGGAATTTTACAAATTATCCACAGTAAATATTGGGTATCTTCACAAGTTGATTGAACCCTATATTTTCGAAGCGGATTTAGAATTTGATAAAAACATACACGTCAAAAATATTGAAATCTTATCATCCGATGAAACAAACGAGCTTTATGAGGAAAGGAAGCAAAATTTGCTAAATTCTCTCGCAATTGGCGAATGTAAGGTTGAGCAATTTACTAATTTAGCAGTTGCTTGTTTTGATGATAAAGAAAGACATAAAGCAATAGCCAAGCAGTTAAAAGGGCAAATAATCGTTTTCTGTTCGCTTCTCAGCGAGGTCAAACATATCAGTAAAGAAATAGACTGCTATGCGATTACGGGCGCTACAGCGCCTCAGGAACGTCTAAAAATCATTAATCAGTTCAAAGAAGAGAATAAACCTTTATTGATGACTTACGGTACTGGTGCTTTTGGCTTAAACTTGCAATTTTGCCACAGAATAGCTTTTGCTAGTTTGACTTTTGATTATGCCAAGGTAGACCAAGCAATGAGCAGAATTAAGCGACTAGGGCAAGAAAAGGATATTGAATACACGTACTTTACCTCTAACCTAGGAATTTACAACATGATTAATGAAAATATTACAAAGAAGCAAACTTTAAAAGAATTAATTATTGATAAAATCGAGAAAGGAGAGGACTTTGAAAAAAATTTATAGTGATAAGAACGTCTATGAAGCGAGCATGGAACGAATAAAATATATTTTTGATAATTTCGACCATGTCTATGTCTCATTTTCAGGTGGTAAAGATAGCGGTGTTATGCTTAACTTGGTGTTAAAATACCTAAAAGACAATCAGTTAAAGCGTAAGATAACGCTCATGCACTTAGATTATGAAGCGCAATATGAGATGACAACTGAATATGTTAAACTCATGGAAGACAAATACAAGGACTATTTAAACATTTACCACGTTTGTGTACCGTTTAAAGTATCTACTTGCACAAGCATGTTCCAGAATTATTGGCGACCTTGGGAAGAAGCTAAAAAAGATATTTGGGTTCGAGATTTACCTAAAAATGCCATGACAAAAGATGATTTTGACTTTTATGACAAAAACCAATGGGACTACGATTTCCAAGAAAAATTGTCTGTTTGGTCTCATAAGAGAGAAAAAGCTGAAAAAACAGCGGTTTTAGTTGGTATTAGAACACAAGAAAGCTTACACCGTTGGCGAACAATTGCCAAAGAACGTAACAGTTATTATGCTGATAAGAAATATAGTAAGAAGATAGCGGATAATGTCTATAACTTTTACCCAATTTACGATTGGACGACCGAAGACATTTGGGTAGCAAATGCTAAATTCGCTTGGGACTATAACAAGTTGTATGACCTCTATTATCAAGCAGGATTACCAGTTGAAACTATGCGGGTAGCAAGCCCGTTTATTTCAGAAGGACAAGAAACATTAAAACTTTATAAGGTGATTGAACCACATACGTGGGGTAAGTTGGTTAGTCGTGTTAATGGTGTTAATTTTACAGGTCTTTATGGTGGAACTACTGCCATGGGCTGGAAGAATATTACAAAACCTGATAACATGACATGGAAACAATACATGGAGTTTTTATTAGATACATTACCAGAAAACACAAGACAGAATTACTTGAATAAGTTGGAAACCTCTATTAAGTTTTGGAAAGAAAAAGGCGGGGTCTTATCTGATGAAGTCATCAAAGAACTAGATGACTTGTCTATTAAATATGAAATTGGCACACACAATTATAAGACCACTAAGAAAGCGGTTAAGCTTGATTATTTAGATGACCTAGATATTAAAGAGTTTAAGGCTATTCCAACATACAAGCGAATGTGTATTTGTATTTTAAAAAACGACCACACTTGTAAATATATGGGGTTTAGCCCAACAAAAATAGAAATGCAAAAACGAAAGGAAGCAATAGAAAAATATGGAAAATTACTCTAGCCCAGTGTATAATATAAAGAAAGTCCCGATTGAGAAAATCCAAGCAAACAGCTATAACCCTAACCATGTAGCAACACCAGAAATGAAGTTGTTATATGAGTCTATCAAAGCAGACGGCTATACAATGCCAATTGTTTGTTATTATCTTAAAGATGAAGATAAATATGAGATTGTAGATGGCTTTCACCGTTACACAACAATGCTTAATCACAAAGACATTTACGAACGTGAGAATGGGTGTTTACCTGTATCCGTTATTGATAAACCATTAGAGGAGCGCATGGCTTCTACAGTACGACACAATCGAGCAAGAGGTAGTCATGATATTGGTTTAATGGCTAACATTGTGGCAGAAATGGTTGATAGTGGCATGTCTGACACTAAAGTTATGAAAAGCCTTGGAATGGACGCAGACGAACTACTAAGGTTAAAACAAGTTAGTGGTTTAGCAAGTCTGTTTGCAGACAAAGAATTCAGTAAATCATGGGATGTAGAATAAATATGAAAGTTGGTTAACATATGCCTAAAGTTTCCGAGAGTAAACGGAAAGCAAACGACAAATGGGATAAAAACAACAAAGAACGCAAGCAGTATATTAATAGGCGCTCTGTTGCAAGAAATTTCATTAAGAATATGGAAGATGAAGATGTTCCGGAATTTAAAAAACTAATGAAAGAAAGAGCTTCCAAAACCAAGTGAATCGTGTTATAATCTCCTTAATGACATCATTAGGGAGATTATATTATGAAAATTAGTGTTGACAGCGAGAAATTATTAAACGAAGCCATCAACGATTTTGATATTTTCGGAGAAGATTTCAACGTCTATGCAATCTATTCTTATCGTGAAGATTATGATTTTGAATACATTTCAGATTATGTAGATGCTGATGAGCCTACCAGAGACGAATTCGAGACAGAAGAAGATTATCAAGAGGTCATGAAGGACTTTAAGGAGAATTTAGATAGCCTTAAATTCACGAAACACAAGAAGATGACTATTGCTGATTTGGTTCATGAGCTGTGGGAGCAAAATAGAATCTTTTAA